AAGGAGCAGTAACAGATTCCGCGTTATAAGTTGCTCCAGTGACAGCAACGCTGGCTACATTAAAGCCTTTACAGATAACACCGAATGATCCAGTGACCATAGAATTAGGAGCTACTGACAAAGACATAGTGTTGAAGTTACATCCGGTAGATCTAAGATACTTTCCGATGTCCTGGTGGTGGCGCTCGATTGTATAGCTGCGGCGAGTAGTGCCAGCTTTAAGTACATCTGTATTCCATGTTCCACATAGAACAGCCTCTAGGATGTCATCAAATGAACCGTAAGAAAGCTCGAAGTTAATATCACCAGAAACGCTTTTATTACCATGACGGTAGTTAGCAATCTGACGATCTTCGCGCAGTTCTTCCGACTCAATAGAATCTTTAGAAAGGCCAATAGTTGTTCCAGTGTGGCGAATAGGCGTAAAAACTGGGGTTGATGGAGTAGTGCCGAATGTAGATTCGACTACATACGCCATATTGTGTCTTGATCCTGTTGCAATAGTCATAAATTACCTCGGTGCTACATGAGCTGTATAATTAATTGTTACTGAAATAACGAATCGATCTTCGTCTATAAGTCCTGCATTTCTTGATACGTTACCAAGTCGAACATAAACGCCATTATACAGCAAATCTGTACCGCGCTTAAAATGATTGGCTATCACATCAGCCTTAGCTTCTGCGATTCCTCTGCCCGTACCAGCAGGAGCAAATACATCAATTTGATATAAACCTAAATATTCATCTATCCCGGTTGTACCCAATCCAGCTTGAACTGTCGGAGCAGGTAGATGAGTTGGCCTCAAGTATAGCGTATTTTTTATAGGCTTATAGACAGTGTTTTCCCAGGCGACAGGAGATGATCCAGTCAACGTATTAAGTTGTGAATCTAATGCTGCACTAATGTCTGAAAATACTGTACTCATTATTTAATCTCTTGCACTGCTTTATTAATCGCTTGCTGAAAAGCAAGAACATTAATTCTTACCATGCCAGTAGGTGCTTGGCTAGAATGACCAAGATATTCTATACGATTTGCATAAGGTACATTATTTGTTAACCATATAGCGCCATCACCTTTAAATGATTCAGTAACAGCAACAATGTTTGATATTGTCGTTCCTCCAGAAGTATCTCGTGTGTCTAGCGCACCCATGACTGGGCTTCCTAAAGAACACTGCCAATTACCTCTCAACCGTCCAGCAACATACCCAACAGGAGGTTTCTTCTTCCACAAACTTGGGTTACCGACAGGAGTTGATTTTACAACACGGCTAAATAAATCTATTGCAACAGCTTGAGCAACATCGTTGATGTTTCTTTCAGTCTTGTCAGCAAATTTCTTAATATCTAAGGTGAAGCTCATAATACACATCCGTTCCAGATGGAGAGATTACCTTCACATCCATCACTCGATAGTTAATGCCTTCAAATAAAACATTGTCATCAATTAATGGAACACCTTTTCCTGACTCTACAAGCATCTTAATGTCGCCTTCCTGAACTAATGCGGAAGCCTTCTCAGCCTGCGTAAATTGCGCTCTAACAGCTTTTGCTGTAATGGTAGCCGTACTACCTCCAGAGTAAGAACCTGTCGCAGGATTGAATGTAGAGCCTACTGTGCGTGTTATCGAAGCAACAGCACCAAAATTAGCTATTAGCTTAGAAGCGGTCTTTCTTAGAGAAGCATAATCAAACACGAACTACCCTCATCGTATTAATTACTAACTTTTGCAACTTAGTCTCAGCAGCCGTCAAATAAGTACTTGCTCGTGCGCTACTTGAGTATTCAACCTCAAGCTCACCCACTTTTTCCTTAATTGTTTCTCTTGCTTGATTTGCTAGTGGATTTTCTCCACCGTCAATCCCAATGCAGATCTCCATCTGAGCTTCTTTGAGAAGTCGAGGAATGTAATCAGAATCAATGTAATAATTATCAATCTCTACGCCATATCTAGGCCACTGTAGATTTTGCTCGATATTAGACTTAGTTCCGACAAACATCTTGGACTCTAAATAGTCCATAGCCTGAATAATCAGAACAGAAGTTGTCCCGGTAAGGGTAACCCCTCTATCTGAGGCGTAGGTTGTTAATTCTGCTTCGGACACATACGAATTTGCAGTTGTTGAGCCACTGCCAGTCTCTACTACAATAGTCGCCATTTATGCGTCCTCCATCCAACCGTATAACGAGCCTGATACTTGGCACGCTTTATCAACAGTTGCAAGCAATGCAATAACTGATCCTGCGTGGTATGCACTGGCAACCGGAAAATTAAATGTTACTGTGTTATCTTGCAAATCCACTAAGCCGTGAGGCAATAGAATAAATGGATTGCTAAATGTTAATCCATTATATAAGTTTGATGCTAGTTTTACCGTTACTCTTGCATCAGAATTTAAACTTGAACTACCAGCAACTGCTCCAGCCAAATAGAATACTTTCCCAGCAGGAACCATTCTGACAGACGAGAACTGAACATTTTCACCTGCCCTTATATTTGCATAGTTAGAACCGCCATAAGATACGCTTATAGCGCCATCAGCCTTCTTTAGTGAGCCAAATGTAACAACATGAAAGACATTAATGAAATGAATATCTGCTGCCTGAGTGAGAACCGGAGTTATCCCGTTTAGTGTTACGACCTCAACCTTTTCTGCTAAGTTAGTGTCTAGGTAATGAATCTCTACTGTTCTAATTCCAGTACCATTAGCACTATCGTTTGTGCTGGTGCTAACAACAGACATTCTGGCTCCACCTACAAGAGGCCCAGGGAAATCTCCATCAGTCCATATAACAGCGCCTTCAACAGACCCGGTAAATGTTCTTTGTCCAAATGAAACGTACGGATAAGCGTTAGGAACCTTACCTCGTGCGATATCATTATTCATTGAATCTACTGGCA